AAAATCTATTGAAGCTAAAGGTTTGATGTGTGGTGGAGAAGCCAGAGGTGGTGGAGCAGCGATAAGAGGTAAAGGTTTCAAAGGAGTATTTTAATGGGTAAGAAAGCGTCAACTTTAGATTATAGAACTTTAAAAAGTGATAAAGAAGTAAGACCTTACGACCCTAAAGATAAAAAACAAAAGAAAATTACAGACGAACAAAATCCTGTTTCATTGTATAACGAACAAACAAAAAAATTAGTCTACACCGAAGCAAGAGGTGGTGGTTTAGCTATTAGAGGCAAAGGTTTTAAAGGCGTATTTTAATGAGTCTTAAAAAATGGTTTAACGAAAAATGGGTAGATATAGGATCACCCAAAAAAGGAGGAGGGTATAAAGAATGTGGAAGAAAATCTGCAAGTGGATCAAAAAGAAAGTACCCCAAATGCGTTCCTGCTGCAAAAGCAGCCCAAATGACATCCTCGCAAAAGCGTTCTGCGGTTGTGAGAAAAAGACAAGCAGGTAATCCAGGAGGAAAACCAAACAATGTCAGTACCTTTACCAAGAAGTATTATGGTGGTATGATAGAAATTTAAGGAGAAAATTATGGCTGACGAAAAATTTAGTAAAAAAAAATTTGGTGAAACTTATTACCCAATTACTCAAAATCAAATGTCTAATAATAGATTTAAAAATTTTACAGGTGATAAAAAATTTGGAAGTAGAGAAGATCTAAATAAATACCATAAGAAATTAAAAGAAAAATTAACTAAAGAAAAAGTTAGACCATCTGAAATTGCAAAATTAGATAAAGAATTTAAAGCTCGTATGAAAAGAGCTAATGATGATTTACAATACAGATTAGCCAATAGAGCTGGTATGAAGGAAGCGAGAAAAAAACAAAAAGGTACTATACCTGATACAGGTAGTGCATTTTCTAAAGGAGGAGAAATGTTAAAAGGCAATCAAAAAAAATTAGACAAAAATAAAGACGGTAAAATATCTGGTGAAGATTTTAAGATGATGAAAAAGAAAGCCAAAAAAGGCAAAATGATGTATGCAAACATGGGTATGGAAGCTAAATCTACTCAAGGTTATGGTGCAGCTAGAACATCAGGTATGGGTTTACAAGACGAACAATTACCAGCAGGAAAGACTTTAGATTATTATAAAGATATAATGTAATGAATTATGGCAACGTCAGGAACTACAGCATTCGATCTACAGATTGATGATATTATTGAAGAAGCATACGAGAGATGTGGTATTCGAACAAATAGTGGTTATGACATTAGAAGTGCTAGACGAAGTTTAAATCTTTTATTTTCTGAATGGGGCAACAGAGGTGTTCATCTCTGGAAAGTTAAATTAAATCAAATTCAATTTACAGCGGGAGTAGCAACATACTCAGTGCCTACTCAAGTTAATGATGTTTTAGAAGCTTACATTTCTTCAAGTGGTGCAGTAAATGGAACTTTAAATACTGCTCTAACTAATGTTGCAACAAGCGTTGTACTTACAGATGGTACTGGATTTGCATCAAGTGGCACAATTCAAATAGGACTAGAATTTATTACTTACACAGGTAAATCTACAAACACATTAACTGGAGCAACTAGAGGAGCTAGAGGTTCGTTAGCCGTGGCTCATGCAGCAGGTGTACCAGTACAAAATATAACTGGCTCAGGAACGGCAAGTACACAAGATGTTGCTTTAACAAAAATTGATAGATCAGCTTACTCTGCTTTACCTAATAAATTAACAACTGGACAACCCTCTCAATATTTTGTTGATAGACAAACACAACCAACAATAAGTTTATATCTTGCTCCAGATGCATCTACTTATACAACATTAAAATATTATTCGATTGATAGAATTGAAGATGCTGGATCTTACACAAATAATCCAGATGTACCTTTTAGATTTTTACCATGCATGTGTTCTGGTCTTGCATATTATTTATCACAAAAAAAATCTCCAGATAGAATTCAATTACTAAAACAACTTTATGAGGATGAATTATTAAGAGCATTAAATGAAGACGGTTCAAGAACTTCTGTTTACATTTCTCCTCAAACTTATTTTGGAGATGGTGTATAATGAGTTTTGCAAGTGGAAAAAGATCACTAGCTATATCTGATAGATCAGGTCAAGCATTTCCTTATAGAGAAATGGTAAAAGAATGGACTGGTGCATTAGTACATATTTCTGAATTTGAACCAAAGCATCCTCAGATTGATCCACCTTATCATAAAGCTGATGCTGTTGCTTTACAAAACCCTAGAACACAAAGATTTCAACAACCAACAGATATATCGACTATAAATCCACAAGCTCCAAACGATGATACAATTGCAGATTCAGGTGGGATATTTGTAGGTGTTGCTAATCTTACTTTACCAGGAGATTTTGCATTTAGGACTCAAGACTTTGAAGTAACTTCAAATGGAATTACAACAACTATTCATAGTATGGTTCCAGAAGATCCTTCATTACAAAATAGAAGAAGAGAACTTATATCATTATTAGGTTCTGTGGGGGTTAGTATTACATAATGGCTATTACATATGCAGATTTTTTAACTCAAGTAAGAAACTATACAGAGGTAGATAGTAATGTTTTAACTGATGCAATTATTCAAGATTTTATTAGATCTGTTGAATTAGATATTGCTGGTAAAGTTGATTATGATGATTTAAGAAAATACTCAACTTCTAATTTTACTGCTAGTAATAGATATGTATCTTTACCTTCAGATATGATGATCATTAGATCTGTTCAAGTAATAAGTGGCACTACTAGAACTTTTTTAGAAAAAAGAGATACTAGTTTTATTAGTGAATTTAATAACTCTGGAGCTGAAGATTTACCAAAATATTATGCTAATTGGGATGATTTTAATATATTAGTTGCTCCAATTCCTGATCAAGCTTATCAAGTTCAAATTAATTATATTATTGATCCTCCTCAATTCACTTCTACTAATCAAACTTTTTTAGCTAAATATCAAGAATCAATGTTATTACATGGAGTATTAGCAGAAGCTTTTAGATTTCTTAAAGGACCTGACAATCTATACAATCTCTATAATTCAAAGTATAATGAAGAAACACAAAATTTTGCCCTACAACAAATGGGTAGAAGAAGACGAGGAGAATATCAAGACGGGGTTCCTAGAATCAAGGTTGAGTCTCCGAGTCCATAAATTAATTAAGGAGAATAATTATGGCAATAACAACTAATGCAATCTGTGATTCTTTTAAAAAAGAATTACTACAAGGAAGTCACGATTTTGATGCATCAACAGATACATATAAACTAGCGATGTACACAAGTTCAGCGACTTTAGGAAAATCAACAGAAAACTATTCTACTAACCCAGGCGGTGGATCAAACACTGAAGTAACTTCAAGTGGATACACAGCAGGTGGCGGAACACTTGTTAACCAAGGTGTAAAAGTATCAAGTTCAATAGCGATTACTGATTTTGCTGATCTATCTTTTGTAGGAGTAACTCTTACTGCAAGAGGTGCACTAATTTACAATACAACAACTAATGGTGGTTCAGGTACTACTGATGCTGTTGCTGTGTTAGATTTTGGTGGAGATAAAACTGCAACTTCTGGAACATTTACAATTCAATTTCCAGCGTTCACAACATCTGCTGCAATATTAAGATTGGCTTAATTTAGGGTCTTGAAGCTATGGCCAACTATACTTACACAGTAACCGTAGCTTCAGGAAACTTATATGGTGGAGGGACTGGAAACGTCTTTTATTTAGACGGAGCCAGAAATGCTTCAGGCCCTGGCACTGTCAATTGGGTTGAGGGAGGAACTTTAAGGTTTGAACAAAGTAATGCCTCAAATGATAATCATCCGTTAATTTTTTCTACAACTACAAGCAGAGATCAATACCTTACATCAGGGGTAACATATTATTTAGATGGTGCCTCTAACTATTCAAGCTACGTAAACACAACAACCTTTAATGCTGCTACTACTCGTTATGTAGAAGTAACACCATCATCCTCAACTGATTTTTATTATCTTTGTTATGTGCATGGTATTGGTATGGGTGGAATATTTGATATTGAATCAAATGTTTGGGGTGGATTATCTTGGGGCAATAGTGTTTGGGGAGACCAAGGTCATATTGATGTATCGGTCACAGGAGTATTATTAACATCAACTATTGGAAATGAAACTCAAAAAATTGATCATCAAGAAGATGTAGTCGGACAGCAATTAACATCTTTACAAGGCACAACTGTTGGAGGAACATCTGCTTTAGTTCAAGTTACTGGAAGTTTAGAGTCTATGGGAATAGGCTCAGTTATAACTGGATTTGGAGTAGATGTAGTTGGAAGCTCAATAACATCATCAAGTGGAAGTGTAACTATTGATGAAAGCATTTTGACTGGAGAAGGTTGGGGAAGATCATCGTGGGGAGAATTTGCGTGGGGTGTAGCTTATTCTGTAGCTGTTACTGGACAAACTTTAAATTCTAGTCTTGGAAATGAAACAGCATTTACTGATATAACAGTAAACGTTACTGGACAACAATTAGGACTTACTCAAGGTTTATTTTCATTAAAAGGAGATTTTGGTATTGTAGTTTTTGCAGCTGAAGATCAGTTAGATTTTACTATTGGAACTCTTACATTCAATGCAGATGCTACTGTTGATGTTACGACTGTCGGTACTTTAACTGGATCAGTAGGAAGCACAGTAGTAGGTTCAAAAACTCCAGTGGATGTAACTGGAATTCAAATAACTTCTTCATTGGGTACTATAACTTTAGAGCAAACCACAGTTGAACCAGTATTAGGTCAATCGATGACAATGTCATTAGGACAAACTGCTGGAATACCAGGACAACTGGTAGAAACAGGTGGGTTACAATTATCAAGCTCGATAGGCTCTGTCGTGGTGGAAGGCACCGCAGGAATTGATGTAACTGGGATTCAAATGACGGCTTCGACAGGAAATGCTAATATTACATCATGGCAAGAGATAAATCCTGGTGTTACAAATGTTTGGACAACAGTTGATTTAGCAGCTTGATTAAGGTAAAATTATAATATTTAGGAGATAAAAATTTATGACATCGGCATATTCAACAGATTTAAAACTTGAACTTATGGTCACTGGCGAAAACGCTGGTACATGGGGAGATAATACAAATAATAACTTAAACTTAATTCAACAAGCCATTTCTGGTTTTGAGCAAGTAACACTTAACAGTGGTTCAACTTTAGCTCTTGCTATGACTGATAAAACTATTTCTAATGCTAGAAATATGGTAATCAAATTTGCAACAGCATCAATTGCTGCTAGTACAATTTGTACTATTCCAGATAGTATAGAAAAATTTTATATTTTTGATGCAACTGGATTAACTAATCCTACAAACCTTACAATTAAAACTGCTTCAGGCAGTGGATTTACATTAGATGCTGCAAAAATTTATGCGGCATATTCTGACGGAACAAATTTAAATGAAATTTCATTAGACACTTTAGGTGGCACAGTTGCTGCTGCTAATATTACAGGAACAATTGCAACAGCACAAATTGCAGATGATGCAGTAACTTTAGCTAAAATGGCTCCAGGCACAGATGGAAACATTATTTCATATGATGCATCTGGTAATCCAGTTGCAGTTGCAACAGGAAGTGCAGGACAAGTATTAACTTCAGCAGGTGCAGGTGCACCTCCAACTTTCGCAGATGCTGCTGGTGGAATATCATGGGATACAACTCCAAAAACTGCAACATTCAGTGCAGTTGCTGGTGGAGGTTATTTTGCAAACACAACAGGTTCAGCATTTAATATGAATTTACCAGCAGGTGTTGCTGGAGCAGAGGTAGCAGTAGCTGATTATGCAGAAACTTGGGATTCAAATAGTTTAACAGTTGTACCAAATGGAACAGATAAAATTGGTAGTTTAAATGAAAGTGCAATTTTAAACACAAAAGGTCAATCAGTAACTTTTGTATTTGTTGATTCAACACAAGGTTGGATTAATACTTTGGATTCAACTTCTAATGTTAGAGGAACACCTCCTTATATTGAAGCATCTGTTTCAGGAGCTTGTAATACTTTAACAACTATTGATACAAATTTTAAATTAGCAACATTTACAGGACCTGGTACTTTTACTGTAACAGCAGGAACTGGTCCTTTAGCAGTAGCAGACTATCTAGTAATAGCTGGAGGTGGAGGTGCTGGTAGAGAAATTGCAGGTGGCGGAGGAGCAGGTGGTTATAGAGAAGCACATTCAGATCCAGTATCAGGACCTTATACAGCAAGTCCATTAGCAACCCCTACAGCCTTACCTTTTGCACCAGGAGCTTATCCTATTACAGTTGGTGCTGGAGGAAACGGTGTACCTACAGCAGGACCTTGTAATGAATCACCAGGTTCAGATTCAGTTTTATCAACTATAACATCAGCAGGTGGTGGATCATCTTTTAGTCCAGGAAAAACAGCTACAGGTGGATCAGGTGGTGGTGGAGAGGCTAATTCAGGTTCACAACCAACAGCTGTTGTTGCAGGTAATACACCTCCAGTTTCTCCTCCTCAAGGAAATCCAGGTGGTTTATCTTCAGGTAATCCAGCAAACGTAGCTGGAGGCGGTGGTGGAGCAGGTGCAGCAGGAGCAACAGCACCAAGCCCAAGTGTCTCTG